CACCAGACGCACCTGGAACTTGTACTGCGTAGCGGCCGACAAGAACCCGGTCACGGTGCCATCGGCGCCGACACCGGGGTAATCCTCGGAGAACCAGATCGGCGAGCGGCCCAACATTCGCATCTGCACTTCGGTCGGTGTGATGTCGGGCTGGGTCGGGTTCGTCCATGAGAACTCGGCCATCGACGGGCCACCCAGACCGGGCGACTCGGTCGAGACGAGCGCGAGGTCTTCGACGGGCAGTAAGGCGGGTGATGTGTCTGTCGCATCCAAATCGATCTGGACAGTCGAGTCCCAACTGATCGCACCATCAGTGCGGACGGTCCTGCGTTCCATCACATTCCGGACAACACCTGTGCCGGTGACAACGAGCCCGTCAGGTGAGGTGGCATGGATGACGGTGACGGGGTCTAGGTGGTCGATGAGCGACATCGCCGACCAAAACCCTTCATGATCGCCAGTCGTCCGCAACGGCAGAGCTTGTGATGACGAGTAGGCGCGGGCGTCCAACAGGTCTTGGACGACTTGTTCGACAGCGTTGACAACCCATGTGACCGTGAACGGCCGCACACCGTACCGGGCCATCGATATCGGATCGTCCAACAGAAACAGGTCAGATGGGGTTGTGACGGTGAACGAGTTCAGGACACCGAGCGATGTGCGTTGAATACCGAACGGCTGCTGATCGTCATCATCGATATAGGCGATGTCGGTGAAATCCGGCGAGTAGCTGAACACCAGCCCTGAGGGGTAGACGTCGAGTAGAGGGTTAGGCCAGCGGGCAACATTGACGGTATCCCACGGCGGCGGATACACGATCAGGCGGCCGTCGCGTCTCGAACGCCACACAAGCCCGTTCGGGTCGGCGGCCTGATCCATGCGGGTAATCGCCGCCGCCGGCGTCAAGTCCTGCTGCATGTCCGCTGGGTCGTCGCCGTAGTAGTCGACACCGAACAGCCACGTCGCGTCCGTCAGATTCTCGTTCAACCATGTACTGACCGGGACAGCGTTCTGTTCTATTGTGGTCGGCACATTCGCGAGATCGGCGATCGTGTCCGTCACCGTCACAACGTGTGTACGGATCTGCCCGCGTGCCGCCGACGCGTCGCCCCATGTTTCGACACGGCCTGTCCACACCGGCGTCCACTCCACCGTCACACTGGCAGCGACACGAAAGATCGCCAACCGCATCAACAAGCCGGCGTCGAGTTCGACGTTCACACCAAACAGGGCGGACGTGTCTTGGCCCCACGGCGCCAGATCGTCGTTGTCGGTTTGGAGTTGGACCTGTGCGACCGCGGCCGCGTACTTGCCGAGGTACTCGTTCGCGCCGCGCTGGTAGGCGTCGCCCGCATAGAACTCGGTGATGTCATGCCACACGATGCTGTCACCGGCCTGCGGGTCGGCCAACTCGAGCGCGATCCGCCACTCACCCGATGTCGCCTCCCGATCGATCTGATAGCCGACCCCCGGCAGCGGCGCCGTCTGCACCAGTTCGGATATCGGGACCGATGGTGCCAGCGGTGTGTAGGCGAACAGTAAGAGCAGCGACATCAGCGCGGGTTGACGCCGTTGCGGGTCTGATACAGCTGCTGGTCGACGAACTGCGACGTCGGGCTACTGCCAACCGGGAAGTTGTTGATGATCGTGCGGGCGTCGGTCGTCATCGGCTGCGACGGGATAGCGGTCTGACCATTGAAGACCGGCGCGCTCGGCGCAGCCCCAGGAGTGAACACTCCGTTGGCCGACTGGAACAACGGAATCCCCTTAGAGGCGATCCCGATGTTAATAAACCGGTCCCGCGTCAACTCATCGAGCGTCGCCTTCAACGTGTCGATGTCGCCGGTGCGGATCTGGGCGATGATCTCCGTCACCTTGTCCGGCGGAATGTCCTCGACCGTGCCGAGGTAATCGAGCAGTTGGCCTTGCAGGCGGCGGACCTCACGGTTCAGGTCGCGGACACCCTTCGGGTCGGTCGCGTTCTTCTGTGCCTCGGCGATCGTGTCGAACTGGTCGGTGATGTCGTCCAACAGGTCAAGCGAACCGAGGTCGTCCTCGAGGTCCCCGAACGCTTCATCCAACGCATCGGCAACCGCGCCGGCGGCGTCGGCCAGAAGCCCCAGCGCGTTGTCGCGGGCTTCCTCGTTCATGTCGGCTAGGTGCTCGCGGGCATCGTCGAGCGCGCCGGCCATGTCGCCGATCTTCGGCCCAGCGTTCGCTGCCTTGTCGCCAAGATCGACCACCTCATCGGCGGTCTCGCCGGTAGCGGTCGCGGCCGACGAAGCGGCGTCAGCAACGCGGACGATGCCGTCCCTGCCCCTGTCCATGACGGGCGGCAGTTCTTCCGTGCTGCCCTTGAGTTCATCAATCGCCGTCTTGATGTTCTGGATCTGCTGGATCGGGTCGAACGCCCCGCGAGCAACGTCCAGAAAGCCGAGCCCGCTGTCGCCGCCGTCCGCGCCGGGGATCTTCTTGATCGCCCCGTCGACCTGCTCCGCGGCATCCTTGACCTCGAGCAGGACGGCGGCAAGCGTGCTCAGTTTGGGGATCAGTTCCTTGCCGGCCGCCGCCTGCAAGTTCTTGAACTCAGCCTTCAGGATGCGTGTCTGGTTCGCCAGCCCATCAGAGGTCTCCGCGAAGTCGCCGGCCGTCTGGTTGGTCTGGTCGAGGATCAGATTGATCCGGGCCAGTTGCTTCTCTTGGTCGGTGAGTTGCTTGACGTTCTCCTTGCCGGTGTCGGCCAACGCCCGCGCCTCGACCTTCGCCGCAGACAGCCCGACACCGAAACGCTCGAGCGGGTCTTGCTCGCCACGGAGACCGGCCTGTATTGCCCCGAGTGCCTCGGAAACGTCGGTGTTGAACACTGACGCCATGTCGGCGGCGCGTTGCGTCAGGGTGATCGTCTTGTCGGCGACGTCGTCGAGCTGGAACCCTGCGTTCTTGAGGATCGAACCGAGCGGGGTGGCGAGCTCGTTAAACTCCGAGTTCGCGAGGCCGACCGACTTGGCCGCGTTCTCACCGAACTCGAGGATCTTGTCGGCCGAGTCACCGAATGTGACGTTGACGGCGTTGATCGATTCTTCGAGGTCCGACGCGGCGGCGACCGACTGCGTAGCGAACACACCAACCGCCGCGGTCGCCGCGCCAACCGCGACTGGTGATTCCTTGAAGGCTGCGAACAGTCCGGAGAACCCGGCCTTCGCCTTGTTGACGACACCGTCTGTCTCTTTGACGGTTTGCTGAGCCGACTTCAAGCCAGTCTTGAGGTCGTTCGCATTGAGTTTGAGGACCGTGGTTATGACGTTCGCCATATCTGCATCCTCCTTCTAGGTGACGGTGAAACGTCGGCGGGCGATCTTCAACACAGCCTTATCGGCGATCGGCGGCAGTCTGCGGGCCATCTCCACAGTCGCATCCGTAGCCGTCCCCTTGCCGCGTGTACGCCCGTTGTAACGGCGTTGACGCGCCTTACTGACTCGGCCGGTCCTCGTCAACCTGGGGCCGACGAGACGCGGCCCGAACGCTGCGTTGCGACCAAACGTGACTGTCGTGATGACGCCGGCAGATCCCCGTTTCGAAGGCGCCAAGATCGTCGACCCGTCCGCAGTGCTGCGAAGCCTGATGTCTGCCGAGATCGGCCCACCACGGTTCCATCCACTGAACGCCTTGTCGCCACCCAAGTCTCGCCGCAAAAACTTGTCTGAGATCCCCTGTCCTTCGACGCCCATCGTGCGGGTCACCTTGCGTATCTCGGCGGGTGTGAAGTCGCCCTCGAACCCAGCGAGCTCCCGGCCGAACGCTGCCAACGAATCCCACTGCGGCATTACGGCACCACAATCGGGGCCGACACATCACGCGCCGGGAACGTCTTCGTCTGACGCAACGGCTGACCGACCGCCATCCCCGAATCAACATCTGTGACAACCAGATACCCGGTGCGCTTCGGGTTCGAGGCTGACACCACATCATCACCAGGGGTCCACTCGAAATACAGTTCCGCCGTCCGCGTGTTCAACGCCGTCAACAGTTCCTGCCACAGACCGGATGACGTGACGAACTCGGACAGGAAATCGATCGTCACCGTGTTCGACTGCGACGCCGCCTTCTGCTCCGTGAACGGATTAGAAAACGTCGGTGCCTTCACGACCGTCGCCCGCGCATCGTTGATCACGAAACTACGAATCGCACACGTGTAATCGGTGAGCGAACCCGCGTCAGGACCCAACATCACTGTCGCCCGGTCCTGCACGAAATCTGTCACGGTGCTGCCGGTTCGTGGTTGTCGCGGATACGGATCTCGTCCGGCCAGATCGCCGGCAACGTATACATATCCCCATCACCGAACGTGACCTCATACTCGAGCAACCAAACCCCGGCATCGGCATCGTTGGCGAGCCAGCCGTAGCTATCGCCGAAGTCGATCGTGATCGTGCCGGTAGCGGTGTCGGTGAGGTCACATTCGAGTTCGGCTGGTTCGATGACGCCGCGCCAGATGTGCGCGACGATCTCAACCTCCGAGCTGGATACGTCGATCAGGTCGTCAAGTACACGCAGCCGTGTCTGGCCGATGTCGCCGGCGACTGCCGCAGCAAGCCGCATGACGGTCAGGCCGTCGAAACGTCGTAAGCAGGTTCACCGATCACACGGTATTCCACGTCATACGTCGCCGAACCGCCCACCTCATGCTCCGGGATGAACGCGATCGGCCACACATACGCGTCGAACGTCGCCTCCGGATTCGCCCCCGAGATCGCCGTGTCATCGGACGGCATCAACGTCACCTCAACAGGTGTCGCCGGGTCCAATGTCTGCCAAAAGTTCCACGAACCCTCATCGCTTCCTTCGCCGTAGCTCATGCGGACCCGGAGAACACCGGACCAGTTCGTACGGCCGACCGCTTCACCGCCAGGGTTGCAATACGTTTCGACGTCGGCGGTTTGGACGGTCGGAACGAGTGTTGCCATTTGGAGATGGCAGGTGATGTCGTCGGTGCCGAACATGACGGTCGGCCGGTCATAGATGAATGCGTTAGCTACCATCGCTGGCGGCCTCCTCAGTTAGTTGGGGTTCCGTTGTTACGGGCTTGTTGGGTGCACGCGTGATCCAGCGGTCGCCACGACGGGCGAGCAGATCGATCGTGCGGCGTACAGTGACGGGGTCGCCTTTGCGGTACATCTTGCGGCCATGTTTGAAGTTGCGGGCCGCCACAAACTGTTTCGGTTTCGGGGTCGACGGCATCAGATCTGCCTCTCTACGGCGACGGTTGCGACAACGGCCGGCAGCTCGGTGTCGCCGGCGATGAACGTGGTGTATCCGCCGACCTGCACGAACTGATATTTGAACCCGTCCGTCACACCCAACGTCGACCGCACACCACACCGGGCTCGCACCTGATCAATGATGTCATCCAACGCATCAGCGACCGCCGGCAGATCACCAGGCGGAGCAACAATGGTCGCCTCGAACTCGATCCGATCCGAACAGTAATCCTGTGCAGCGACATAGGTGCCGGACGAGGATTGCACCATGACGGCCGGCGGGTGGACGACGGCGCCGAGCGGTGTATGTGTGGCTTGTAGTCCGGTTGCGAGATGCTGCCCCAGATCGCGCCGGAGCAACTTGAGAGGTGTCACGCGAAACCCCAACTGCGTTGCGGGGTGATCATCAGCTCGATGTCAGGGTCGACGCGGGTGATGCGGACGGCACCGAAATCGCCGAACCCTTCCACACCGCCGGGGGATAGGCGCCGCCGGAACTCGCGGGCCGCTAGCTGCAAGGTTGCTAGACGGATGTTCGCGGGGACGATGTCGACGTAGTCGTCGTCTTCGACGATGTTGCCGTCGACCCGGAACCCGATGTACGCAACCGCCGCGTCGAGGCAAACCTCGAGAACGGGCATTTGGTCGTCGCCGACTTCGCCGACGTACTCGCGGGTTTCACCGATATCGGGCCATGTCGCCATCAGTGAACCTCCGGTGTGACGTAATGCAAATGTACGGCATGGCAGTCCCAATCGATCGGGACCTTGCGATGCTCGCCGATCGGTTGGCGCATGTGCCAGCGGGAAAACTCGGAATCGCCGAACTTGCTAGAACCCATCTGGGCGACGAACCCGGCGATCAGATCCTTCGGGAAATAGATCAGGCCGAATCCGAACAGATGACAGTACTTGTCGGCCGGCCCCTTCACCCAAGTCCGCATACCAGGCTCACGCACCCGATGCACATAAAACGGCACCTGCGGACGATCACCCTTCAACCCGCCCCGGTACAGCAGATATGGGGCGACTCTCACCCGGTCAGGTTCGGCGGCGGCGCGGTCGATGAAGGTGCGGAGCTGTTCGCCGCCAACGGCGATGTCCCATTCGATCAGCACGATGTCGTCGTTGAGGTCGACGAGTCCGCGGTAGTCAAATCCGTTCATGACGAACTTGGGGATGTCGTCGACTACGTACGAGCGGCCTTCGGGGATTGATGCCGGCCATGACCGGACAAGTTTCACGCCGTTTCCCCGAGCACGTCACGACTGTAGTTGCTGATCGCCGGGTCGGCATGCTCAACGTAGTAACGCTCCTCTGGCGCATCCATATCGGCCAGCGTCATATGCCACGGTAAGTGACGGATGCTGTACGGCGGCGGCAGACGGAACGCCGAATAGCGGAACCGCTTCGCGTCATTGTTGTACAAGGCGAACGTGGTGTCGATCGCCGCCCGGTAGGCGCCGGCCCTCTCGTCATAATCTGTCCAATATCGCTGTTCCCATGACAGAGTGCGCCCCTCGATCCACGGTGCCAGGTCGTCAAGCGAGATAGAGAAACCACACTTATAGGCACCGACACGGTCTAGAACGCCCGCCATGCGCTGCAACGCATCCGATGGGCAATCCTCTATCGGCAACACGTCCGGGTCCGTGTAGACGAATCTACGGGCCGCTGCGAGCCTCCTGATGTGACCGCCAGTCCACCCGACCTTGTGACCGTGGTTGCCGCCAGTGTTGATCACCGTGTGCCGGGTCGTCTGGTAGTACTCGAGCAGCGGCGGATACGTGCTCGCGTTGTCGAGCAGGTACACCTCGTCGGCGTTACCGACCGACTCCAACCAATCCAACAACCCGACGAGACAGGTCAACCGGTCACGACAGACGATAAAGACGGGGTAGCTCATGCCTGCCACGACCAGACCGGCCCCTCGACCGACACCGTGCCCAACCGGTCACGCACCGCGGTCCACACTTGCACCATCGGGTAATCGTCGCCGCAAATGATCCCACCCGGCGACATCAGCGGCAGAAACGCCCCGATCTGGGCCGTGACTTCGTCGTAAGTGTGATCGGCATCGATGAATACCAACGCCACATCACCGTCGACCGTGCTTGTATACCGGCGCCAATCCATCCGATACGGCGTCACATGCGGATGACCAGCCAGGTTCGCAGACCAGGCGGCGAACACATCACGGACCTTGACCTGCTTCTGCTGATAACCGTCCGAACGGGCACCACGCCATGTATCGACCGCATCCACCGGCCGGTCGGTGGCGTCAGCGATCGCCAACGTCGACCGGCCTTCCCACGAACCGAGCTCCACGATCCGGCCGGGGATGTCTTCGACCTGACGGACGAGCTCGGCCAGGGTGGCGCACGATGTGTCTGTGAACCAGTTCTCGACGAACACGGCAGTCATGACAGCTTCACAAGATCCGCTTCGAGCCGATGATTCACATACCCCTGAAACGCCCGCTTCCCATCCCGATAGGCCTCGCGGCTGTTGACCTGCCGGTAACCGTCGTCCATGTCGGCTTTGCCGGCGTGCGGGTGCATGTGCTCGATCACCACGTCAGGCAGATAGGCCAACGTGCCGAGCCGCTTGCCGAGCTCGAGGAAGTAGTTATCCATGTAGAGATGGGCGATGGTGGGCGGCACCATGTAACCGAGCCGCCGCACAATCTCAGCATCCACGAACGCAGCAGTCGGCAGCCGCTCGCCTTGGTGGAGGTCGTTGCAGTAGACAACGCCGAGCGGTTTCATGGCGTCGGCAACGGCGTAGTCCCAGCCGGGTGTGCGGGGATGGTGGTCGTCGCCGATCTGCCCGATGATGTTGAACCGGTCGACGCCGCCGCATTCGACGGCGACAAAGTTCACCCAATCACAGAGTGACCGCCACGCACCGCCAACCACGATCACCTTGTCAGACGGGTACGGGTCCAACATCTCGAGGTACTCAAACCGGCACGGATCGTCCTGATCCAAGCAGACGGCCAACGTAGCGAACGCTTCCGTCGCATCCCACGCGTCGAGCAGTGCCGCGATGTTCTGCGGCCGGCCCCGAGATGGACAGATGACAAGCATCTACGCCGGGACGGCGACGAGCTGCACGCCGATGTCGGCCACATCTTCGTTTGAGCCGACGACGACACCCTCCACGGTCGCCGAGTAGTAACCGTCAGCGGACGCCGTCACCGTGTACGCGCCCGACTGGAGGCCCGTCAACGAGTATTCGCCGTCGCCGTTCGTCGTGGCGGACCGGCCGGCGGCCGAAACGGTGGCACCTTCGATCGGGGATGCGTCAGCGGAATCGGTGACAACCCCAGCCAAAGACGACGCGAGATCATCCAACAGGACGACACCGTTGTAGTCGGCGGTTGAGCTGGTGACGCGTCCCATGTAGTCCGTGACCGGGTCAGTCACACCGGGGGATGCGTTGATGAGCGCCCGCCCCATGTAATCCTCTGTCTTGGTTGACGTAGCCATGCGTTGTGCCCTTCTCGGTTGACAAGCATGCGGCGCCGAACCCTTAGGCGGGAATGGTCCGGCGCCGCATGCGATTTGTCACTTGGCCTTGGCCGGCTTCGACGCTGCCGTGTCGTCGTCGGGGGCCTTCTTGGGTTCCGCCGGCTTCGCTGCCTTGCGAGCCTTCGCCGCCGAACCCACAACAGCATGCTGATTGATCAGGCCGTCAGGTGCGTCGGTCGGCATCAGGCGGTGCCCTCCACCAACGGCACCACACCACCGGATGCGGCGGCGAACGCCACGAAGTATCCGCCGAACGCGACCTGGACACCGAGCACGCTGGGCTCGACGACCTGGAGCATGCCGATCTCCTGCTCGTACAGTTCGACCGCGGCGGTCGACAACAGGAACGCCTCACCAGAATCGAGGGCGCTGGACATGATGACCGGGATACCGGAAATCTGGCCCATGACGCCCTGACCGAAGTTCGACGCCATGAACCCGATGCCCTGCGACGCCTGCGGGTTGTACGGGGCGAACAACGGCCCGAAATCGGCGAGCCGGTCAGGTGCGATCACCAGCACCAGACGCCCCTCGCCGTTCACCGCGGAGAACACGGTGCCGGCTGCGGTGAAGATCGCCGTCGCCAGCTCGTCGGCGGTCGGGTCGAGCGGATACCCCTGGTCTGAAGCGTTGTTAGCTGCGAGGAAGTCGGCGACGTACTCCTCGGTACGGGCCCGGTACACCTTGGCGAGGTTGTTGACGATCACGTCCATCGCGTTCGGATCGGACCAATCGATTGACTGCCGAGAAATGTTTACGTACCCGCCGAACGTGAGCGCGTTGACCGTCGTCGATGAGATCGTGAGTTTCTGACTATCAAGTTCGGTCTTCTCGTCCGCGGCGACACCGTTCGTGCCCTGCAAGTCGACAACCGTTGACTGAGTGATCTTCGCCCGCCGGAACGGCGACGTGGCAATCGGATTCGTGCCCAAGAAGTTGACGATCGGCCGGCCACCGTTCACGAAATCGATCAAACCGCCGACAAGCGGCGTCGGGAGGAGGCCGGGGATATCGGTGGTGATGTTGTGGGCGGCGGTGCGGTGGTAGACGTCGAGCCGTTCGCGGGCATCCTGGAACGAGGACGCTCTGCACAGATCCATGATGTAGGCGCCGGCGGAGCGGTACTCGACTTCGCCGGTCTTGCCGGTCATGGCGCGCATCGTGGAGAACTCGCGGTCAACGTCGTCGACGCGGCGGATCGCCCGCACAGATGCGCTACGGGACTCCGACACGGTGGTCAGCTGGGCGGTGCATTCCTCGATCCGCTTCTTGGCGGTGTTGAGGAGTTCGGTTTCGTTGTCGGACAGATCGCGGCCGGCATCTTGTGCCCCGCCGATGATCTGCTCAATGAAGCTGCTGCGCTCCTCGATTTCGGTTTCGAGCTTGGTCAGCATCGCATCGGTACGTGTAGCCATCAGGTGTTCGCTCCTAGAGAGAGTTGGGATAGTGGCGGCCCTCTCGGCCAGCGGCGACCCTCTCGGTCAACGAACCCCGCTACCGGGGCTAGCCCTCTCGGCCAGCGACACCTACACCAGAAGACCGGTGCGGCGTGACGAAACGTACTCTAGCCACTCCTCAAGGCGAGGGGTAGCGATTCTTTCGACATCGGGTTCAGGCTCGCCGACATTGATAGCGCTACGGACGGCTAGAACGTCGGAACCGACGTATTGCGGATCCTCGGTGAATCCCATGTGATCGACGAACGCACGACGCACGTAACGGGTATTCGGTGTCGACCGGTGGTTGAGTTCCTGATCTGAACCCTTCACGACGGCGAACCCGACAGACGGGAAGATCATCCCCTCATCGGCCAGGGCGAGCGTTTCGTCGCCGGCCAATGTCTTGGCGATCTTGACTTCCGCAATCAACCCCTCATGGTGGTCGGGGTGGAACGCTACGACCTTCCCGACAGTTGATCCCTTGCGGTGTTCCCGGTTCGCCATCACCTTCCCGTTACGGGACTCGACCCCAGTGAACGCACCACGAGCAAACGACTCGGCGTACATGCGCCCGCGATACGGGACCAGCGGGATCACCGGATGCTCATAAGTAGATTGCTCGTAGGGGACTGCCAGGACAGTGATCATCCGGTCAGGGAAACTGATATCGGACACTGCAGCGGTGCGTAGCTCAACTATCGGGCGCGGGTCATCAGACATCGGGTGCTCCGTTCACCGCTACCAGCGGGCTATCAACAGCAGGGGCGGCAGCAAAGAACGTCCGCTCAATCGGGCGGATCTCCGACGCGTCCATCGCGCCCAGCTCGACCAACGTCTTGTAAGCGTTGACACGTTCCGTGAGCGGCGGCCGGCTGTACTCCTCACGATCCAGTTCGACGTTCTGACCGCGCGGCAACGCCCACCCAGACAGAGCCGTCATCACGGCGACCGCCTCGGTGCGGAGCTGCGACCGGTCGTGGTACTCGAACACCTGCTCCACATTCGAATAGGTCATCGAATCACCGGACGGCAACGCCATCAAGAACGGCGGCACACCCAACAGAACACAGATCCGGGCGTCCGTGAACTGGGCGAGCTCGAGCAGCGCCATGTCTTTCGCGTTGACCTGCAACGCCTCCAACTTCAAACCCGAATCCAACACGACCGGCAGGCCAGCATTAGCGGCCCTGGCGGTCAACCACTGGTCAGCGATGCCCTGCGCCGTGTCGGCGTTCAACTGCTGATCGGTCGTCAACGTCATGAACGGCGGCGGTGCCGTCGTCATCGTCGACACATAGCGCGCCAACACACACGACGCCGTCAACCGGGCGCCGGCGATATCGAGCGGACCGACACCGCGGGCGTCACCGACCTGGGACTTGTAACGGATATGCAGCACATCGGCGGTGATATCGACCGAACCAACCGAATAACGGCGGATACTGCCATCCATCTCCACGTTCACCATCGGCGGCGGAATGATCCGCATAAACATCGGCCAACCACTGCTGAAATAGTCAGTCGCGTACACGAACGCCTCACCGCACGCCTGATAATCCCAGAACAGTTGCTTCGCGAACTCATACCACGACGTATAGACACGCGGGTCGGGGTTCGTCATCCACCCCTCCGGGTCGACCACCTCGCCGCCGCGTGTCTTATAGACCGGGAGCGATGCGAGGATGCTCGAGTTCTTATCGAGACACGCCCACGCCGTATCAGCGAGACAGTTGACCTGCGGCCACCAGTTCGGTGTCGCCCATGTCGCCGGCCAACCCGACCACGGCGACGGATACAACACCGGGACAGTTCTGCCTTCGACGCCGTCGTCGGTGATTTCGAACCCGTCCGGGTCGCCCGGCGTCCACGTATCCGGCCCAACCGTATTCGGTGGAGTGTTGATCGGAAGGTTGCTGTTGGCGGTGATGCCAGTCGAGTCGCCCCTGATCCACGCCCAGAACGACATCAGTTAGCGGCCCTTACTGGCCGTGAGCGAATAGATGCGAGGCGCACGCACCAGGGATGGTACACGAATCAGGGCACACGTTGCAGCAACAAACGGTGCGATGTTCGTCGTGCTATTCCGCCGTGACCACGTTTCGCCGTCACCAGCAAACTTCAACACCAACCCCGCCACCGCCGCATTCAAATCCGGATCACCCCTATGACGCAACGCACCATCACCGACAGCGTCCACCATCCGCGCCCGAGCCTCGCCGTATTCGCCCGCCGACATCTCATCCACCGAAACGGCGGCCGCCTCCAAATCGGCTTTCCAACCCCTCGCCGGCGACGGCAACGGCGGCAGAATGACTGGCGTCTTGTGACCCTTGCTGTAGTACAAGGCACGCTTC